AGCAGGTTGGCAGGGCCGGTCGAGCCAGGGGTCCAGACGAAGGTGCAGGCGAACGTGTTGCCCTGCGAGAGCGTGACGGTATCAGACATGGCTACTTATTGTGCAAATGGTAGGGTTTAGGTCAGGTAATCGCCGTCAGGTTTCCGATGTCCACAATCGTGCCAGACTTACCCGTAGTTTGGCCGTCAGGGGCAAATGCGCTCGCAGTCATCGTAAATGGACCGTCCGTAAGGTCTACGGTCTGACCTACCAATTGGCCGATTTGGTCTGCTGGCAGAGGCTGGCCCAATCCTTGGGCAGAGTGCCATTCACCGAAGTCAACGTTAGTGCCGCCAACAGTAGAAAAGTTGGTTAAGAAGAACGGGCCGCCTCCTGGCGGAGGAAGGATGTGGAATGGGTTGGCGTATGTCCTCAGCATGGATCCGTCCGTAGCGACGAACATTTTCGCGCCAGAGACGGCCATCTGCCAATGCAGGTTAAACTTAGGAGCGGCTCCGCTAAGCGTGACAAAAGTAGAACTACGCCCGATGGGCGCACGTAGCCTGCCCCATGTGACAACGTCCGAAGCCATCAGATCCGGGAGAAGTAGTAGCGCGCCGTCAGGGCCCCCAGCTTGATGCGGTCAGCCCACAGCGAGCCCGTGACGAACTGCGAGACGGAGCCGTCCGGGTTGATGTCGGCCACCTTGACGTAACCGAAGGCGTCCGTATCGGCCGGCATCGTCGCGGCGATCTCCCACTTGAAGTCCGAGTTGTTGGCCGGAAAGGTCGTGCTGACGAACGGCAGCTTGAGGTAGACGAAGTAAGAACCCGTGGTGACGGTGATCGGAGCGCCGACCCCGTTCGGGACGAGGTTGTTGACCGTGCCCGAGACGATGGAATAAGTCGAGTTGCCGCCGGACTGGGAGTCCAGGGTGACGAGGAAGGGGTGCAGGGTCGGCATAGGGTCGTCTCCCGTGCAGCCGCTTTCTTGGCCGTAGATAAGGGGGACCGTCTCGAAGGCTCGCGGCAATACGTCGTTGATGACGGGAGTCGCAAAGCCAGCAACGAAAGGCAACAGGCCGGCTGTCCTTGCGGCCTCTATGTTGGAGATGTTCTGCCAAGGGGGAATGCTGTTGGCATTCAGATAATACGGGTCCTCGGCCTCGGTGACGTCGGCCTTGTTCATCAAGAACGTGGCGTTTAGCTCGCAGGGAATGACCACGTCTTGCGACCCTACGGCACACTGGTATACCTTATACCAGTTGCTGAACGTGGTAAGGCTGGAGATGGGCGTAAGGGTTTCTACGTCCGTATTCTTCAGCTTGTTAGTGAACTCGACCTGATAGACTCCGGGCGCAGCCTGCTGGACAAAGACGTTGCCGCTTAGCGCGGGGATGGTGTTGAGGCACTGCTGCAGGTCATAGGCCGTCTGATTGCTCGGATTGAACGAGGTCGTGGTGGTGGCCCCTCCGAAGCTGAACGTCGCCGTGCCTGACTTGTAGAGGCCCACGAAGATGATCTGCTGGATTTCGTTTGCCGTAGGACCACCGGCTCTCAGTTGAACCACCGACACCTCGCAAGGAGTAGCCGGGATGGAGTCGATGACGGCGATGATACGCACATGGTTTCCCAAGAACCTAGGGTTGAAATAGGTCGTGTGACAATGGCCCCAGTCTAGCAGGGTTTCGCCCGAAGACTCCACGTCCTGGTATCCGTCCATCTTCTGGATGTTCATCGTGTTCTGGTACAGGGAAGGACCAGCATCGACGAACAGTGCGTTGAACTCATCCGACCCGGACTTGACGATAGAAACCCAAGGCATCTCCAGATTCAGCAGGGGGCCGAGCGCGGTAAACGAGGAGACGTCCCATTTGGACAGGGTGACAAACCAGCGGCCTTCGCCCGTAAGCGTATAGCCACCGCCTCCGAGCATCCAAGGAGAAGTAGGGTCGGTAATGGGAACGGGCGTGACGCCTGAGGACAACACCGCCGCGAAGTTCATGTACGCTTGCCGGTGATCGGTGAACGCGCCCGTCTTGATGAAGGGCATCAAGGACTGCGTATAGGTCACCGACCCCATGGCCACCTGCAGGACAGGCGCTGGCGTGCCAGAGACGGGCAGGGACATGACCTCGCACTGGAACTGAAGCGGCTTAGGCTTCGGCTTGAATGGGTCGATGAACGACGGAAACTCCGTCGGGATAGGGATATCGGGCGGTGAGGGGATATCCGGCAACTTAGGGATGGCGAACCCTAGCATCAAACCTCCGTCGCCCGGAGGCGTCCATGGCTTATCGATGTCCAGGGAGAACCCGCTAGACGATGACCTGAAAGTGTATCCGTCCCCGGGTTGGATGCTCATCGTTACATCAGTCGGTTGTCACGGTACACAGAGTCATTCCATCCCTGCACGCTATAACGGACCTCATAATTGACCTTATAAAGCAGGCCGTAGTCCTGGGTGTTGACCTGAGAAAGCAGGAGCTGATTGAACGATCCGCTGCCAGCGTCAGAGACCCACGAGGTCCCGGCATAGTTAGGGATGATATCAGGAAGCACGCCAGACCAGTCATTGTCGCGGGAACTGGTTCCGAGGTAGCTCATCATGTTATGGACCTCCGATGCTTCCGTGGTGTAGAAGTGGCCGGAGAAGGAAGACTGCGGGGCGAGGTAGTTCGTCTTTCCGTAGAAGTGTTTGAACTGCGGCTGGATGAAACCGATGAAGCGACCTCCGTTCTCGTCCTCGAAGCAAGAGCCGTTAAGGCCCATGTAGGATTGCTTCTTGTTGACGAGCGCCGTGATCGGAGAGCCGTCCCCGTTGTATCCGGTGATGACTTGGATGAAGTCCTCGGTGTCCTTGATTTCAACCAGCGGACCGATGGGAGACTGAGTGTAAAGAGGAGCCCCCGCGATAAGGTCTCCGTAGCCATCTCCCCCAGGGCTGAAGAAGTTCGGGTTGGTCGTGATGTTCTCGGAGGTCAGGCCGGTGGACGCGGCGACCTCGGGGTTGGTGAACGTGCCACCGTTGACCTGAGGGTCGATGCCGATGTAGTCCACCGTGATCGTGGCGATGCCAAGGTTGTCGTAAGTGACCGAATACTTGTGCGCCGACAGGTTCGGATTGATAGGACAGGTCGAGCCTCGGTTGCCGACGGAAAGGTCGTTGTCCTTGTTGGCCTTCCAGACACAGGTCGCCGTGAGCAGGCCGTAGCCGTCATTATTCAGTTTGCCTCCAGGCTGGAGGACTGGGGCGTTCAGGGAGTTTCCGTAGTCTTGACGTGCCATGGTGGTAAATTACATCTGGTCTCCGTAGCCGTCAACGTGAGGGTTGGCAGCAGGCTTATCAATCCAACTGGATGTGCGTGCACCGCCAGAGGTGACGAGCTGAGACAGGAGGTCATTGGTCTTCTTCTGCTCGTCGAGCTGGGCGGCCATGGCCTCGATGACCGGGTTGGCGCCCACGCCGACGACATTGGAGAAGCCATCAGGTCCCTTGAACGTGGTCGGCATCCTATCCACTTCCTTCTGCGCTTGGATCTGGGCCTCGGCAGCCTGCTTCTGTTTGACCGCTGCTTCTTCGGCGGCCTTCTTGGCAATCATCTCCGGGTCGGCGGCAACGCGAGCCATGGAGCGGCGTTCGAGGACGTCCTGAATTTCTTCATCCTTGGAATAGTCGCTCCAACCCATGTTCATCAGCATCGTCTTTCCAGCTCTTCTGACAAAGTCTAGCGATCCCTTTGACTCTTGAAGATACTGTAGGCGAGCCTTGTCTGACTCATTGCCAATCCCAAGAAAGCCGCCCTCCTTGCCCTGTTCCTCGGCGAGGGCTTCGGCGGCCAGTTTGGCGTTCTTACGGTCAAGCGCGTCCTGACGGCGACGAGCCGCTTCTTGCGCGGAGGTCACGGTGCCTTCGCGCATATACCTGTTGCCGCCGCCTTCGGCCACGGCCTTGGCATCCTGGACTGCTTGGCGGTTCTTCTCGATGGCGGCAGAGATGGAACTCATAGCCGCGTTGAGCAGAACCATAGGCGCCGCGAAGGAAAGGAACAGGTCCTTGCCGAAGTTCTTGAACCGCTGCTCGACGCCTTCGATGTTCTTCTCGAGGGTGCTGATGGACTTCTTGACCTTCTCGGTCACCTGCTCGGCGTTGGTGTCGCCGTTGATGCTGAACTTGATGACGTTGCTCATGCTTCGGTCTTTTCGAGTTGTTCGATTAGTTCTTCGTCCTCGGAGGTGAGGACCTTAAGTTCGGCTCCCTTGCTGATCGCAAAGGTGGAGTTCAGCCAGATGGCTTGGCACTCCGGCATCGTCCAAGCGCGCTCTTCCGGGATGCCGTTGGAAATGAGCGAGGCGACCACCGTCAAGACCCACGGTGTCCCGCTGGTCTCGGCGTGCTTTGCCCTCTTCTCCCAGAACTTGGGCCAAGCCTCTACGAGGACGTACTTGGAAAACACTTCAATCTGCTCGGCGAAGTAATCGCCGTTCGCGGTCATCTTTCCAAGATACCAGGAGTCCTTCCACGTGAGTTTGTCGAGGCGTTCGCCCGAGCAAATCTTCACGGCCACCAGCAGATCGAGCGGACGGATGCCAGCGCCGGAGCGGAGCAGGGGGCTTTCGGCTGCTTCCAGCTGCACGCGGTGAAGCAGGCAGAATGGGGAAACAAAACGGCCCAGGAGTTTGGTCATCCCTGGGTCCGTGAAAGCGGATGTGAACCGCTTATCCATGAGATTAGACGACTCCCTCGTAGCCGACAGCGGTGACCGTTACGGAAGTGTATCCACGGTTCGAGCCCTTGTCCGAGACCTTGGTGACCCAGCCGGAGAAGGTGGCCGAAGCAGAACCGCCAGCGTAAGCAGAAGCGGTATTGACCGTCAGGGAGAAGTTAGCGCCGAGGACCGGGATGTTCGCGGTCTTGGCGATGAGCTCGACGCTGATCTGACAGCGACGGTCGTCGCCGCGCCAAGCCACGGTCTTGCCTTCTTCATCGACGATGGTCGCCTCGGCGGTGAACTCACCGTCGTTGGTGTAGGACTGGACGATGGCGTTGGCCACGGTAGCACCGGGCAGGCCATAGATTGCGGTGACCCCTTTGACGATAGCAGCCATATACTATTGCGGGTAAGGTAAGGTTAGCCCTCGGGGTTAACGACCACCAGAATGTCGTAGGCTAGGACGGACGCCCAGGAGCGTTCGTTCACGCCCTCGTCCTCGGAAAGGGGGGTGATGTCGTAGCAGTGGGCGTCGCCCTGCAGGGTGAACACATCCTGCAGCGCTTCAAGGTCCTGCATGGCCCCGGCGATGGCGGCCATCCGGGCACGGTGATCCGTCAGGGTCACGTCGTCGGCAGAGTCCAGCAGGGTGACGCGGACGGAGCACGAGTAGTTCCCGAGGCCGTCAGGGAAGTCGTTAGGCAGGCGAGCCGAGTCGCAGAGCACGATGGCCTTAGGCAGGACGTTCGTGTCGGCGCTGTCGCCCTTGTAGATGTTGACCCCGGTCAGTTCGACCTGGGCGGTGAGGTGGGCGGCCACTGCGGCCTCCACGATATGGCGTGCGGATTTGGTTCCCATAGAGTTATTTCTTCTTACGTCGGTTGGCCTTTTCGATTGTAGGAAAAAGGTA